CCGCCGCCGTCATCGTCAGGGCTTCCCATTTCAGCCCCGCCGTTAGGATCGGCACGCCGCCTAGCGCGATGCCCTTGGAATGCTCTTCCCAGCGTTGGCGTAGTTCGGCCACTTGCGGCGCGGTCAATGTCATGTCGGTTTGCAGCACGCCCGACGGCCGGCTCATGTTGTTAAAGAACGCCGCTTGCTGGCCCTGTATGGAACAGTTCGCCGCAATCGACAGTGCCGCGCTGGTCAACGGCGTGACGCCTACCAGGGGATGCCACGGCGTCGCCATGCGCACATGCCAGACATAGGCAGCCGGGACCATGCGCGCCGGATCAAACGGCCAGCCGTCCGCGTCCGGCGTCAAGTCCGTGGGCGCGATGCTGTAGAAAACTTCTTTGCTTACCGGCTCCACGTAGGGCTGCACGTGCTGCGGGTGTACCGGGTGAAGCTCGACAATGTTTCCGGCGGCGTCATCTACGGCCAGCGCATAGCAGTTGCCACGGAACAACAGCGCGCGAATCTGATTCATCAAAAAATCGCTGCGCGTTTGGTAGCCGTTAGGTCGGAACAGCACCTTTGCAAGCGGCGAATTCGGCAGCGCCGTGCGCCCGCCGTCATCGTTCTTTTGCCAGACCATGCCGGGCAGCATGGCAATGGTCTGCGCGTAGGCAGACACGGCCGCTTCAACGGCGGCATTGCAATCCATCTGTAAGGGGTTCTTTCCTTCCTGCCAGAAATTCCAATTCCAGTTGGTCGGAATCCATCCGTTAACTGTCGGCGCCAGTCCTGACGACAGCGGTTGACGCCAGCCCGTTAGTGCGGCGCGGAATCGGTTCGCGATAGTCGGCGCGGCCATGTTAGGGCGCCGGGTTCTTACGCGGCCGACCGGGCTTGCGCTTGGCGGGCGGCGGCGGTAGCTCGGGCGAATCGTCGCGCGTGCCCAGGTCTTCGGCCGGTGCCGTCGCTGGCAACGGCGCGGCGGGAGCGACGGGCGCGGTAGCATCGTCGGCGAATGGCGCGTCGCGCTTGTCCATCGGCCGACCGCTGTAGGTCGCCGTGGCGAACTTCCGTTCGATGGCGATTTTCGCAACCGACTCCGGTACCGTGATAAACCCGACCTTGCCATTCAGCAGGTGCGTTCGACGGAACGCCCATATTGCTTTCTGTCGCTCGCTCATTGGTCGGGCCTCACGGAACTACGGTCGGCGGTGTGCCGCGCGTGGTGGTGGTCGATACGTCTTTCGTCAGCGTCGGCGAAACGGTGATAGGTGCAGTGCCTGCGCTGTCGATCCGCGTGCCTTCGCTATTGGTCACGGTGATATGCACGTCGCATGCAAACACGCACGACGGTTGTATGACGTGCGCTTGAAATAGCTGGCGGGGGTGCGATGGTTGTGTGGGTAGCGTGGTCGTACAGGCGCACAGCAATGCCGCTGCTGCTGCCGGTATCCATCGCTTGCCCGCGCGCCATTGCATGCGTCCGCCCTGCCGTTGTAGGTGCGGCGCCCGGTTCCCATGTACCGGGCGCCGCGCGTGGATAACGCCCCACAGGGCGCCCGCCGTAGGCCGGCGGGTTGCCTGCACGCGCGGTTATGGGCTGGGTACGGTCCAGTCGAACGTAAGCGCGGCGATTGAATTGGGTCGCACAAGCGCCCAATTCATTTCTTGGATCATGCGCACGCCGATGGTGGCGGTCTGGAAAAGCGAACGCACCGGGCTGGCCGGCGTGCCGCCGTTGATCGGAAGCGGCGTGGTGTCTTCCATGTGCAAAGTCGCTTCCTCGCTCACCATGAATTCCGGCGTCGGGTCCGATGCAGTCACGAACGCCGACACGTCCAGCAAAATCATGGTGCCTGCCGCAACGTTGTTCGACACAATGACGGACTGACGCAACAGCCGGTCATTTTCCAGTTCGGGGCCGAAGACAAAGAAGCCGGCTGCGTTGGTCAACAGGCCAAGCGACAGCGCGTCAACCGGATTCAACAGCCACACAAGGCGCATGCCCTGGCCGTTGACCAGCAGCGACGCCATGATATTGCGGAAGTCGGCGACGATATCCACAAGGTCGGAGCCGGCGCCGACAATCGGCGTGACGCCATTCAACAGACCGGCCGGACGCACGGCCGTGGCGGGCAGCGCATCGAGTAGACGCGTGTCCAGAACTTTGGCGGTGTCCTCGACAATCCACTGCCGCACGTAGGCTTGAATCTGGCCGGACGTGGCGCGGGCCATTTCGCGGGTGAATGTGGTGATAACTGCAAGCTTCTTCGGCGTCATCGGCGCGGAAGTAAGCGCGCCCTGTTTCACCGGGATGGGTTCGCCCTCGCCAATGAAGTCGCCCGCCAGGGCCTTACTGGTATCGCGGCTGGGGATGATGATTCGACCTTTGCCGTCGAAATTCAGATTCGTTCCCAGGCGGGCAAGCGCGGCGTATACGCTCACCTGCTGCAACAGTTCCAGGAACTCGGTCCAGGTATCTTGTACCAGCGCACCAGCCCAGGCCGGTACGGTGGTCATGGCTGGATTGCTTGCAGCCTTGGCGATGATGGCCTGCATGTAACCCTGCAAATGCTGGTCATCGGTGAACATTTCCTTCGCGCACTCTTCGACCGGGCGGCGCGTGCAATAGCTCATGAACTGCGCCGACACTGCCTTTACCAAAAGGTCCGCCTTCGGGCGCGGGCGTTCGGCGGTGCGGGTGCCGGTGGTCATGATCGCAGGCGAGCGGTTGCCTTGCTGCACGGCGACGGCGCGCATTTCGATGGATGCCTGCGCGCGTTCGAGCGTTTCAAGCTCGCCGGTTTCCTCATCAATCTGGCGCGTCAGTTCGTCGGCTTGCGCCTTCGCTTCCGGGGTCAGGTCTTCGCCGCTCACCACGTCGGTAAGCTGCGACTTCAATTCGTCCAGGCGTTGCTTGCGCGCCTTGATGCGTTCGGCGAGGCTCATAGTCTTAGGTCCGGAACGTGCAACGATTGGCGCGGCGGGAATGCCGGCAGGCTTCGGCGGCAACGCGTCCCGCTGCGGCGGCGCGAATGCGCGGACCGTCGTGATAGCGGCGTCGGGGTTGGCCGGGATGGTGACGCAGGACAGTTCCAACCACTCCCATTCGTCGAAACGCAGGCCCGTTTTGATGGCCGACGATTTCAGGGATCGGAACCCCACAGACACGAAACGCACTAGGCCGGCTTTCAGTTCCTGCCAATGCGAATCGATAGCCGACAGCGTGCCGGCAGGCGCCAGGGCGGCGCGGAACTTGATTCCCTCGGGTCGCACTTCGGCGGCGATGACATTGCCGCAAGCGCGTTCGGGGTCGTGTTGCCACAGCAGCGGCAGCGGCAATTGAAACTTCACGCCCTGCGGGTTGACTTGATCGCCCATGCGATCCGTTGACGGCGTGCTTGCAATGCCTTCGATAATGCGTTCGCCGTTTTCGTCTTCATAAACGCGCGTGACTGTAGTCGCGCTATCGAACACGCGGTCTACTAGCTTCGGGGCGCGGGTTTGGTCGGCGGGCATTGGTCGGCCTCGGCGTGATGCCGGGCCGAACTGTCGCCGCCTATTTGTTGACGATGGTCACAGGGGGATGCAAGCCGTCGCACAGTTTGGCGATGCGCTGCACGGTGTCGTGACTCGGCCGCGATCCGCGCTCACCGGTCGCCAGCTTCGTGATGGTCGAACGATCCAGGCCAGTGCGGCGGGCAATCTCCGACCGCGAAAGCGGCGCCGCCTCGGCAAACGCGAGCATGGCGCGAAGCTCTTCGGGGGTGACAGCGCGTGACATGCGCTTACAGTGCGTCGCGCCTGCTGGACAAACAAGCCGGGCATCGGACGAACTGAAACACGTTGAATCAGGTTGAACCATTTGGCGCCACGTGGAACCAAAAAAAAACCCGCCGGGTGGCGGGTTCGTTTCGATCACTGCGCGGCGAGTGTGGGCGGCGCCGGCATGCGGCTAAGCCACGTGCGCATCTGCGATCCTTTCAGCTTCACCGGCTTGCCCATCGAATTCCCATCGACGGGGGTTACATAGGTGCGATCGGCAGCGGCGAGGCGTTCCATCGTGGCCCGGTCCAGCTTCACGGAAACCGACGACGTGGGCATGCACGCGCCGACCAGCATCACGCCCCAAAAGCAATTGGATGCGGAATTGCCGGCATGCACCGGAAGCCGGAACGTTTCGCCGCCTTCAATCCGAAACATGACCTCGGTGGCGTTGATCTTGCCGGCGTCCGCGTCGCTGGTCACAAGTAGGCGCGGCTCACCGTTGACGGTGCCGAAGCTCAGGGTTGAACCCCAGCCCGTCTCAGTGCCCGAGTAAACGCACACCTTGTTGCCGGTGGCCTTGTCCTGGCGGCAACCGGCCTGCGCGGTGAAGGCGACGCCGGCCAGCAGGACGACGGCGAGAATGGCGCGGGCGATCACGCTGCCACCTCCGCGCGCACGCCGTAAAGGCGGGTTAGCAGGCGGTCAAGCTCGGCCAGCGAACGGCGGCGCCATTCCTGCGCGTCGATGACTTCGACCGGATCGGTCGCGCCATGCTGCGCATTCCAGCGGCGGGCATGCGCGGCGGCGACGTTGGCGGCGAAAGCGCGCGGCAGGTTCGTGAAGGCGAAGCGGAACGTACCGTCATCGTCGCAAGTCAGGGTCATAACGGGATGCTCGGCCACGATCACGAATGCACCGATGGGAGCGGCATAGCTCAGCAGTTCCAGGCGGTTGCTTTCAAATGTGGCGATGGTTTCGGCAACGGCGGTGGCGCGGGCTT